AAAAAAAACTTGCATATAATATTATTTACTGTACTATGAGTTTATAAACAACAACAGGAGTAAATAAATGAATGATATTTTAGAAGACATTAACAACTTACAAAAGGTAAAATCTTTTATGCTAAAAGCAGTTACAACTAATGATGAAGCAGAAGCTAATCTTGGTGTAGCAATAGATAAGATTAATACAGTAATAAAAAACAAAGAAGATATTATTACTGACTTTGAGAGAATGGAGGAATAGTGAAAGTAAACTTAGGTGCTAATGGAATCTTGACTTACATTGTAAAAAAAGAAGAAGAGATTCCAACCCTAAAAGAAGCATATGAATTAGTAGGAACTGATATCATTGAATGTGTCAATCTTATGGGTGGAGATTGTTTCTTAATCTGTGAAGAAGGTAAACTAAGGAACAAAAGTATTAATAGATATGCAACTGAGGTCTGGGAGCAAAGTTTTTCTTCTGATAACAATTCATATCAGTTCTATGATGTCATTGTTGGGAATGCTATCTATATTCCAAAGAATCTAAGAAAAGACCATTGGTAATTATTTATCATATATTTTGTGATATGTTTTTTTTAAGAATGTTTTGATGAATGTTTTTATCCATTTCTTTATGTAATATCGTACAAGTCTCATCACTAACAAAATTGGTGATGACAAGACATCAAAGACTAACAATCCAATATCCACTATTCCATCAATTACATTGTCTGCATTTGCAAACCTTTCTTTTATTTTTTTTACAATCTTAATCATCTTCCCAATCCAATTTTTTTAAATAATCAAAAAAAGATATATCTAACCACAATTCTAAAATATGTAAGCCTATACCAAACAATAAAATATAGTACATTCGTTTGTTAGCTTTATTTTTATAAGCGTATCTCACCAATTAAATCCGTAAAAGTGAATATGTTGAAACATATCAAAAAGAATTTCTGCTATGTGTAAGGATATTTCTATAACCAGAAGCACAAATATTATTTTATTTGCTTTTGTCATTGTTGTTTTTTGCAAATCCAAAATATGCACCAACAAGTGCTGATAAAGAACCATACATCATCATCAATATTGAATCAGCTTTTGCAAATTTATCTGGATTGATTAGAACGGCAATGGTGGAAATAAACATCATAATCAAAGCACACCAAGCCATATATCTTCTGTTTTTTTGATAAGTCGTTTTGTTAATCATTTTTTTTGTCCTTCGGTATAATTATATCTCTATACTCTTCTTCTCCCTCTAACAATACACTTTTTTTTGTACTATGCCAACACACAACAGGAGATTTGTAAGGCAAAACAGAAATTTTTGGGAATCGTTTCCATTTAAGTTTTCTTTTTAATTTACCCATTTAGCAAGGTATCCTAGTAATAGAAGTCATAAGAATACGCACTCACAGTCTTTATATTGAGTCGTTTTTTGCAATTATGAAGTCAAAAACTCAATGAATGTAATTATTGCAGAAGATATGATAACAAATAAATATATCCAAAACCAATGTGATGACATACATTTTTTTAGAAATTTATCCATTGATTATCTTCCCATTGCTTTCCAGATAATGTAGAACACTACCCACAATGAACATAAACCACCAACAGCAATCAATACATACATTATTAATTTTTCTCTTTCTCTTTTTGCTTTAAGAATTGCTTCTTTTCTTTCTTTGCGTAATCTAGCTTGAATGCGTAATATGTCATTCCAAGCATTGAGTCCATAATTGCCGTTCATAAAATTTCGTAACTCATCTTCCATTTGTTTTGCTTTTTTTAACGCAACATATGTTTCTAAACTTTCTTCTTCTACAGAACCAATTTTTCCCTTTTTTTTACTTTTGTGAGCATTTTTAATATCGTCAACAGAGTGCATAAACCTACCCACATCTTTAATCATTGACTCGGCATCCTTACCAAGTTCAAATCCTTTTTTCAATGTGTTAAATGCTGTTGTTGCAATTCCAAGAACTGAGATTGGGTCTAACATTTAGTTTTCCCTTTTTGTAAATCCCATTTGGAATCTGATTAATTTGCCATCTGGCTAATTATAATATACTAGAAAATCTCTACAATTTCAATGGGGGGAGTGTATGTTGCGAGTATCTTTTTTTTTAAATTGTATACTGGAGTTTTTGTTGCGATTGACTTTACATCTTCAATTATTGTTTTCTTAAAAGCATTATCGTAATATCTAAAGTCTGCTACATAAGTTCCAATTTTTTTATCATTGACAATTAATGGAATCTTTGGATGACATTCCAAATCTTTTATTTCATTTTCTCTTAACATTAGTTTTAATTCAGAATATCTATTTGCTTCTTTGATAGAATCAAATCTAATTCCGTCAACAACTTGAGGTTTATTTTTGAATTTGTTGTAAGAAGTCATTGGCTTGTACTTTTCCTTCTGTAAGTTCATATATTTTATTTAATGCACTTGGTCTTGGAAATCTACCACCATAAACCCATTTTATCACAGATGCGTAGCTGACGCCCATTTCGTTTGCAAACTTCTCTCTGGATATGCCATTTAGTTTTAAATAGTCTTTTAAATTCATACTAATATTATAAGGCATTATTTTAATTTGACAAGTTGTACTTTTTGTATATACTGAACTCATAAAAAACCCAACGAGGTAATATGAGTAAACTAGAAAACTATATAGAATATTTTTCTGCATCAACAATAAATTTATTTGTTCGTGATAAATCAAAATTTATTTTAAAGGTTGCTGGGTATGATGATTTCAATGGTAATCCTTCAACACTACGAGGGAGTGCAGTTGAGAAACAATTATTATCAGTTCCTTTTTATAAAGAAAAAAACATCCAAGAGCATATAGATGATGCTTTAGCATTTTATAGTTCTGAGTTACTAGGTCTTAATCAAAAATTTGATGAGAAAAAAATAGAAAAAGAAAGAGCAGATATTCCACACTATGTTATGTCTGGATTTCCGACTTATTATAATATTGATGATGAACCTATCAAAATGCAATCCAAAGTTGAATTAAATATAGATGGTCTAAAGTTACCTATTATTGGTTACATAGATTTAGAATGTGAAAGAAGCATTAGAGATTTAAAAACCACTAGAGCAATTCCATCTGCATTACCTCATTCGGTTAATAGACAATTAGCAATATATTCTACTGCAACAAATAAGGATGCTTGGGTTGACTATGCTTCTAAAAAACATTGCACCACTTATCGTGTTAGTAATATTGAAAACACAATGAAAGAAGTCGTTGCTATCTGTCAAGGTATTGAGAAGTTTCTATCTATATCTGATGATATAAAAGAAATCGCTTCAATGCACTATCCAAATCTGGACTCTTGGGAATGGGGTCAAGATGATATTAACAATGCAAAAAAACTATGGAGTATAAAATGATACATACAACTGCTGAAGGTAATCCCTTCATAAAATATTCTAGCGCTGAAACTGATAAGATACTTGTTGCTTTATCAAAATCGCAAGAAGATTTTGCACCTTTAAAAAAGTCTGGAAAGAATCCTCATTTTAGAAGTGAGTATTCTACACTAGCAGACATTTTTGAATCGTGTATGCCTAGCTTAAAAAAAAACAAACTTTCCATACATTCTTGTATGTGTAGAATCAATACTAAAAACTTTTTCGTACAAACGATTATACACACCGAGAGTGGACAGTTTCTTAGTTCTAGTGCAGATATGGGTACATTTGACAATATCCAAACTGTAGGTAGCAAAATAACCTATCTAAGAAGGTATCTGCTTCAACCTATGTTGAACCTTGAGGGTGATATGGATACGGATGATGATGGAAATGCTGGTCAAAAAGCCGACAAACCTTATGAAGATAATAAATTTAGATGGTATACTTGGAATGGTAAGGAAGAAATTAACACATCTGACATTGTTCTTTGGTCTAAGAAGTTAGAAAATCTTTTAGATTATATAAAAGAAAATAATAGAACAAAAGGTATACCAACACTTCTAGCCAATAAAAAATCTTTAGATGATGCAGTTGCATATTTAAAAGATAATCCAAATGAAATAGTTCAAAGAAATATTAACTTAGCAACGGAGATACTTAATGCGTAAATTTAATAAAACACAAAAAGTCTTAGCACATTTAAAAAAATATAAATCAATTACACCAAAAGATGCTTATGAATATTATGGTTCAATGAGATTAAGTGGTATAATTTATAATCTTAAAGAAAACTATAATATTCTTACAGAGTTTGAAGTAGCAACTGACAAGTATGATAATAAAGTCAGATATGCTAGATATAAATATAAAGGTGAAATCAAGGGAGTATAATATGGAAGATAAAAAATTAAACAGAGGAGCATTGTATAATTCTACTGATAAGATATTTAAAGGTGGAAAAATAAATGTTAATGGAAATGACCAACAGTTTCTTGTTTCAGAATATACAAACAAAGAAGGGAAAAAAAAGTTTCCTATTTATGTCAATGTTGGTTATTTTAATATTAATACAAAAAAAGAACAAGGTTCAAACCAGCCAGATGTATATGGTAATTTTGAATTTAATACTTTTAAATTTAAGATTGCTGGATGGAAACAAGTAAAGAAAAGAGATGATGGGTCTGAATTAAATTACTTATCTGTCTCTGTTGAGTTTGACAAAGAGCAAGAGAAAGGTCTTGACGAAATTGAAAAGAAACTGGATGATAAGGATTTAGATGACAATGTACCCTTCTAAGATTGGTTTCATTAATAAGGATGGATATATTACAGATGAAAAAGGTGTTTGTGTTATAGACCATAAGGGGAAAAAGATACTTGTTCCGTCTGCATATAGAAAATATTATGACAAAGCGATATGTAAATAAACAACATCTTTCTTGGATACATAATCAAAGGTGCATAGTAGGTGATGATAAATGCCAACCTCCCCTACAAGCACATCATCTGTTAAAACCCTTTGATGGTATTAAGGGAATGGGAAGAAAGTCTAATGACAAGAACCTCGTTCCCTTATGCTTATTTCATCACACGGAGTTGCATAGAATGGGAAGTGAATCTAAATTTTCCAAAAAATATTTTGGAGATAGTGAAAGTCTTAAAGTGTTGGCCCAACAATATTGGTTGAGGAGTCCAGCTTATGAATAAACAAAATAGAATAATTAAAGGTACTTATTCTGATTATAAACTAATTAAATCAAGAAATGTAATACAGATTGGGGTGGAAATACCTATTGAGAAGGCAGAAGAATTTGTATCAATGTTCGGAATGCCGCAACCATCTACAGAAAAGTGGGTAGCTATTGCTGGTTTGAATGAGGAAGTTGTCAACAAGAACGAAGAGGTTGTTAAGACAATTCAACAAGCTGGAATGTTATGTAAAGAAGTAAACTTTGGTAGATTTCTAAGAACACAAAAAAAGATGTTAGATGTTATTCCAAATCAAGAAGATACTATTGCTAAAGGGTTAAGAGCAATACTTGGAATTAAATCAAGAACAGATTTTCATACTGACCCAGTATCTGTAATGACATTTAATAGATTAAAAAGTGAATATGAGAAATGGACTATTGAGAATTAATTTTTTTCCAAAAATCTAAGACTTCTGCTTTTTTTAAATCACTCTCTGTAAATTTTGCTAATAAATCATAAAAAAACTTTTTACCTTCTTTGGAGGTTTGTTTTTCATAATCTTCTTTGAGTGCTTGAATAAGTGTAAACCTATTATTACAATAGTGAGTAGCAACACCTTTTAAGAATGAGTTAATCTGCATTCTATCTCCGTGCATTTGACAGAGAGTCACATATGTATTTTTAAGACCATCTTCTGGACAGTTTTGAAAACTATTTATTACATCAATATTTGTGAATGGATGAATAGTCTCATCATCTGCTATAATATTCCAATGCACTTTTGCTAAATTTAATTTATCAAAAAAAAATTTAATTTGGTCTCTATATAATGTCACAATAGTCTTCTAGTTTTACTTGTATGTACCATCTATTGTTATTGTTTTTCCACTTAGGGTCTAACCTTTCCCAGATGTCCTCAAATCTAGTTTTTTGCTCTTCAACCATAATTTTTGCTATTTCATAGTCCAAGTCTAATAATTCTTCTTTTTGTTTGTTAAATGTCATTTGTTTTTTCCTTATATATTTCTTTATAAATAGCATTAATCACATCAACATATTCTTCTTGTGAATACCTTTTGATACTAATTTCAGAAACAAGTTGTTTAAATAATGCTAGTTTGTCTTTGTTATTCATATCTTCTCCCATTGCTTTTAAAATGCTATCAAAATAATCTCTCATTGATTTATAATCATACTTAATTATGTCATCTCTTATAACAAATGTTTTAGGTATCTTTATAAAATCTTTTGTCATTTTAAAATATTATATCCTCTTCCTTCCATACATTTTCGCACAATTTCTTTCCTAGTGCTATAAGTATTTCCACCAGAGAATATCCCACCAGTAACAATACCACCTCCAGCACCGATTATTGCAGAATTTTGCACACTAATATTGCCACTTGTTAATCCAGCATAAGCAAGACCACCAGAGACAATTGCTCCTAATATTCCACTTTTTAATGCACCCCAAGCAATATTGCTAGTATAGGATTCTTGTTCAGAGATATTTTCACATTCCATTTTATCAGCATAGTAATTCTCTGGATTAGTAGAACTCTTTGGGTCTATAATATATTGGTTACTTGCACAACTGACCAGCAATGATGTTGCACAAATCATTGATATTTTTTTTAACATAATTGTTACTCCTTTTTTTTACATATTAGTTAATTGTGTTTATTTGTCAACAAAAGTTTTTATTTACAAACATATATTGACTTACAACAACAGAGGTACTATGATGCACCTTTAATATAGGAGTAATAATGAATGATGAACTAAAAAGATATATAATACAATTTGATACTGGTGCTAGAATGACTTTGAGTGCTTACTCTAAGGATGATGCAATTACAAGAATGCAATTTCAGTTTGGTGAAGAAGCAAAGTTTATTGGAGAATGTAATGAAGCATATTAAACAAATTACAGAAAGTTTTTATGAATTTTCTAGCGAAGATTTAAAATTGCTAAGAAAACAAATGTATAAGACTCAACAAGAGATGGCAAATCTTTTAGCTTTCAAAGATAGGTCATCTATTTGTTTCTATGAAAAAGGGAACAAGATGTCAAAACAGAAAGCATTACTATGCAACTTAATGAAAAACTATATGGAGATGAATAATGATAATGGAAATGTTTAGTGCCTTTGGTCTAACTTATGGTCTAACAAAATATTTTAATGAAGATTACTTTTATGCTAAACAAACTGCTGAAAGAAATAATACTCATTGTGAATTTAAATATGTAGGAAAAACTATTGTACAAGATGGTGAACGACTCTTTGAACTTACAGACCCAGAGGGAAACAAATATATTTTATTCAAACAAGTTTGTGAGAATATACCAAAAGCAGTCGCTAAACCATAAGTATGAAGAATATCATAATTTTCTTTAAGGCATTGTATATATTGTTTTGTATTGTAATAATTGTATATGGAACTTTATTTTTAGTAGTTGTTGGTCTTAAAGGGTTTGATTATGGAGAAGATACTATCCGACACATTATGGGAGTCTGACAAAATGGCATTAGCAATAAATCCGAAACAAGTTACTACATCACACGGAGTTGTGGATTGTGGAGATTTGTCTGCATACACTTGTAGAAAAATTATTAATGAAAGAACACGACCATCTAATAAATCTGTAAAGGGTAGAATACAAAGTGATGGGAGTTATAAACTCAGTAAAAAAAGAGAAGTTGATTGTTGGATTATAGATGAGAAACAACAATGGATAGATGAAATAATTATATCTACTGCTGAGACTGCTATGAGTTATTTAGACTATAATCTAGTTGGATTATTAGAAAGACCACAATTACTTAGATATACAAGTCCGAGCAAAGGGTATAATTGGCACATTGATTTGGGTCAAGGGGAAGCATCAACAAGAAAAATTTCTATATCTATATGTCTAAATGAAGATTTTGTCGGAGGAGAATTATTATTTTTTTCTGATGAATTATATAAACTTAAACTACCTTTGGGTAAGTGTATTGCATTTCCAAGTTTTTTATCGCACAAAGTTTTGCCTGTAAGACAGGGTGTTCGGTGGGCATTAGTAGCTTGGATAAGTGGAGAACCATTCAGATGAGAACATTATTATTATTTACACTATTTGTTTTATCGTTACCAAAGTCTCAAGAGATTTTAAATGTGTATGCTAAAGAGAAATATGATAAACAAAAATTTTTTGATAACTATGGTAGGTATCAAGGTCAAATAGACAAAGGTAAATTCTATAGTCCTAAAGGTAAACTTCAATGGACTATAACCAAAGACGGAAAAATTTACGACCCTTATGGTAAATATCTTGGTAAATTTGAAAAATAATTAAAAAAAAGAATATAATAAAATCAATGACTTATAAGCATTCCTAATATTTATTTATATATTGTGTTGACATACATCAACAACATCTATATATTTATAATATACTAGGAGTAATTATGAAAAAACAAACAAACAAAAAAAACACTTTACTATGTAAAATCAAAGATAATCTTTTATGGATATTTTTGGTAATACAAACTCTAACTCTACTAGCAGTATTCTTTGATGTGAATGTAGATAATATATCTCAAAATCTTGAAAGAGGTTTCTGGATAGTAGCACTTTATCTTTCTAAGAAGTTGGGAGGTTAATATGAAAAGTTGGGTAATAATTAAATGGATTAAAAATACAGACTTTGTTAGTGCTGGAAAAATTGTAAAGGGTAACAAAGTCGGAAGTATTTCAGTATGGGAAACTGATGACTACCAAATTTGGGATTCACCAGCATATGAAGTTCTTGGGTATTTTGATGGATATTTCAAAGATGCAAAAAAACAAGCCAAAAGGTATGGAGGTTAAGATGGATAACATTACTAAATATGAATTTAAAATACAATTTGCAGATGATGGTCTTACTCTTAAAAAAGTTGGTACACATCAAGAAGTACTAGGTGCATTGTCTGAGGATGGGATGAAAAGTATAACAAGAATATTAGCAAAAAAAATTAAATAGTTTTTCCTTCCTAGAAAAAGAAAGAAAGGGGTTCATTAGAATCCCTTTTTTTTTATCTCTAAACTGATGCCAGTTATCTTCAAAAGTCTTCTAGCTTCCTCTATACCAGATTCGTTTACTAATAAATTATTGTTATGCTCTACAATCATATTTAAGGACTTTAGATGCACAACAATCTCTTCTATGGGTTCTTTGTTCATTAATATAGATACTATCCCTCCAAGTCGTTTACATTGAGACCAGCTTAGTATAGGTTTTCTTTTCCTAAACTCACTTGGGTTTTTTTCCATTCTCAATCCTTTTTGAAAAAATACCAACTGCACCTTTACCAACTCTAATGCCGTATGATGCACTCACAGATATGAGAATAATATGTGTAAACCATTCTGGAGTTGATGTATTTAAAAACTCAAATCCCTTTTTTACATAATCTTGTGTAAAAGGTAAAAAACAACACAAAAGTATTCCTCCTATCAAAATTGTCCAAAATTCGTCTTTCCACGAATCTCCCATTTGTTCGGTCAAACTTTGTTGTAATTCTATTTCTCCAGTCGCTTGTTTCTGAGCAATGACTGCTTTTGATTTTACTTGAGCAATTTTTGTTTCTGCTTCTGCTCTAATCTTTTCGTTTCTACCTTTTAGCCAAGTAGATGCAATATCTCCTATTGGCCCTAAAAATGCGCCTATCATATAACTAACCCTTTCTGATATCCCTTTGCTTTTGTATAAGTTAAAACTTCTTTTCTATTTTCTCCACTCGTAAGAGAACAATGAACCCACCCAGAATCCAAACCTTTGTCTTTGTTAAAACACTCAAGGATAACTTGGTCAAAGTCAAAATGATTAATAATCATCTCTGCAAGATTGAGTGTTGACATTCCTATTGCTTCAATATCAACTGCTTCCCCTTTTGTATGTTGAGATGTTGGTTTTGAGCCAATAGCTTCACATAACTTTGGGCATCTGTATCCAGAAGTAATAAGAATTGGTTTATCTATTTTTTCTCGGAGTGGTTCTAATATTTGAGTTGCCAGAAAAGAAAGTTTAGGAATAATATCGTCTGGAGGTGTATTGTCTATTCCCATTCTTTCTGCTGTTTGTGATTTTGTAAACTCTTGTAAACTAAAATGTTTTGTTAATTGCATATTTACCTCCACCATTTGGAATAGACACCCATTGATATTAAACCAAGAGTAAATACAACAAATGCTTTTACTATTGTTTCTGTTGCTGTTCGTTTTGCTGTTCTGTAGCTTTCTATCAACGACCTTAAATCGTGAATATCTTTTCCAGCATCAACATCTTCTAACCCAACTTTTGCTAATGCTCTTTTTGCACCTTCTTCTGATGCGACTCTAAGCATAATCATAAGTTTTGGGTCTTCTCTTACTATAATTTCTAATTCGTCTTTCTTCATTACATAGCCTCCATACAACTAAAACTAAATCCATAAATTGATGCGTGGTTTGAATCCCAATTTAAATCATTCGTATCCATTCTCCATACTCCTACTGTGTTTGTTATAACACAAGTTGTTGATGCTGTGATTGCAACTTTCAATGATGGTTCAATTGTTAATGTAGCTGTACCACTACCACTAGCTGAAGCATCTGCTACTATCATATGCAATTTTGCACTTGCACCAGTTCCAAACTGGATATAATCCCCTTTAACTAAGGCATTACTTTGTGAATTTGTCAATCCACTAACAGGAATTTCATATGCACCAATAGCTGTGTTACTTGCGATAGTTAAGTTATTCTGACTTGCATTTCCTCGTTTTGTTTTTCCGTCTGGGTCTCCCATAATAAAAGTGCCTTTTCTTCCGTGCAACTGCATAAAGAAAGTTTGATATTCTGCACTTGTTGCTCTATTCATTGGTGGTAAAGTGATAGTTGCTTTCCATAACGCAAAGTCGTGTTCGTATGCTTGTTGACTTCCAGTAAATGGTGAGGTTGATACACCTACTGCTCTTTGTAATCCCCAAGAGGATTTCTGCACACCTTGAGTTGTTGGAAATGTTAATGGATAAGTTGGTGCTGACATAATTATGCTCCTGTAAATGCACTTGCAAATTCACCACCTCTAAGTCGTGATTCTGCAACTGCCGCCATTGTATCTTGTTTAAATTTTGGTAACATATTCATCATCTCTGCTCTAATAGTCTGTGCAACCCCAGCACTTACATTAATAGTTTGATTGACTATTGTTTGATTCCCACCCAAAGCACTAGACAATCCAGACTTTGGTACTATCTTACCACTCGTATTTGGTACAAACAGTTCTGCACCTCTTTCTCCTACTATATGTGGCATATCTGGTGCTACTCTACCTCCACCAGCACGAAAAACCATTCCTCCACCAGCAGTATTAAATGCACCACCCCCTACATTTATTTGTGAAGCATTACCAGCAAATGAACCCCCAACTGATGCTGGACTTCCACCAAACATTCCTCCAAATATACTACCTATACCACCAACAATACCTTTTAGAATACCACCACCACCACCAGCTTGAGTCTGCATTTGTGTCATTTGTAATCTTATAAAATCTCTGATGATTGAATTAAGAACTGCTCTTGCAACATCTTTAAAACTCTCCATTGCGTTTTTACCTTCTGTCATAGAATCAGCAATAGATTGTGCTATTCCGTCAAATGCTCTATTAAAATTATCTTCAAGAATTTGAATCGTAGGATTCATTCTTTCTAATTCATTTTCCATTTTTGCCAACGCTTCTGTAGCTAGTGGCATTTCTTCAGCAGTAAGTGTACCCATCAATGACTTAAAGTGTGTTATTTTTTCATTTAATAACACTTGTTCAGACTTATATGAATCAATTATGTCTAATGCATCTTTTCTTCGTTCTTCTAATTTTTTTTCTGCATCTTCTTGGTCTTCTAATAGTTTTACTCTTGCTTCCTCTGCTTCTTCTAATTCTTTTATTGCATCAAATCTAACTCTTAATCTCTCTACATTTTCTTCACTTTGGATTCCAGTTTTGATAAGAAGTTCTTGAAATTCTGCTTCTTTCTCATTTCCGATACTCATTACCTTGATTCTATCATCAAGTAATTTTATTTGTTTGATTAACTCCTCGTCTTCTAAACCAGCTATATCTGGTCTCATTTTTGATGTTACTGGATTCTTAATTTCTCCTATTTGACCTGCCCTTGAAAAGTCTGGACTACCTAATGCAAGGTTTGATGTTGTACTAAATGCCCCTTGACTACTTCTTCCCTTTCCGTGTAACTCGTGAAAACCCATACCCCCAGCACCTAAATTACTTTGCAGTCTTAATCTACCAGCTTCATCTGTTCCAGCACCTCTTGCTTTTTTTCTGTTGGGTCTAAATCCTAATGTTTCACCCAATGCTTCATTCATCTCGTGCAGTTTATTTACTGCTTTGATTGTTATCGCAACCACTCCAGCAATAGCAACTGATATCTTACCAAAGATTGCAACAACTGCTAACGCACCTATTGCTTGAATCCCTAATTTTACTTTATCCATATTCTCACTCATTAGAACTAAAGCATCTACTGCTTTTTCTACTGCGTTTGCTAACCCAATACCAATTTCTTTTCCTAGCATATCTAATGCTTCTTGATTTTCTTCAAGATGCAGATTGAGTGATTCAAATTGTGACTTGACTTCCCCAAAAAATTTTTCGTCTGCAATAACTCTCTGGAAGTTAAATACTTTATCCCCTATCATTGATAAAGTACCAGATAGGGTTTGTGCTAGTTCATCTGTCGTTTGTCCGAACTTACCATTCGCACCTAGATTCTGTTCAAATATTTTAGCTGTTTCTTCTGCTGTAACTTGTGTTCCAGCTTTAAATCCAAGTAAGGCATTAAGACCTCTTTCTCTAAATAAATCTGATGCGGCCGCTCCTCCAGCAAATGCCCTTTGTATTTGTCCAGAAGCAGTCGCAAAATCAAGTCCTGTTAAAGCGGCAGCATTACCTGTGATTACTAAGAGTCTTTGTAAATGTTCTGCGTTATCTGCAACAACAGCAAGTGACCCAGCACCCTGTTGGATTTCTTGTAGACTAAAGGGAACTTTTGATGCAAACTTTGCTAGTTCATCAAATGCTCGTTGACCAGCTTTTGCTCCTCCAAAAAGATTTTTTAACCTTACTTGGAGTCCTTCTATCTCCATTCCGACATTAACAACTTTTTTTACGGAAACTGCACCAAATGCAAGTCCTATTCCTCCACCTACTAATGCAAGATTTTTTGCAACGCCCAGAGTTGCTTTCCCCATACTTTGGAAATTTTTCTTAAAATCTCTTGAGAAATGCTTAGTTTGTTTCTGTGCTTTATTTAATTCTTTTTTTACAGAATTTAAATCGGCTTCAATTTTAACTAAAAGAGTGTCAACTGTTGTTTTAGCCATTAGTCTGGATACCTTTCCATCAAATCCTTCAATTCGTCTTTGGATAGTGGTTTTTTGGACTGGTCGGTGTTAAATTCTTTAAAACCTTCAATAGCAGAGAACAACTCAATCATTGACATATTCCAAAAACTTTCTGGCGATAGTCTTAGAATCCCTAATCCTATTTCCATCAGTCTTTGCCACTCTATGTCGCTGGGTTCTCCTCTGCTCCTTCGTTTCCCTCATCTTGTCCACTATTCAAAGCCATTGTTACTATTTCTCCAGCACATCTCATACCTTCAATGAGTCCAGCTTCCCAAACCCATTGTTGGACTTGTTTTGCATCAACATCATTTCCACCACCTTTGATGGCTGGAGTTAAGACATTAACAATCTCTGTTACTGTCGCTTTACCTTCACTTAATTTTTGTGCTATTTGCACGATAGAACCACCTATTGAGTTCTCAATTCTAATTAAAGAATCAATCGTCAGTCTTGCTGTCAGCTTTTGCTTCCCCAGACTTAGTTGCAGTTCCCCCCTTTTGGGATTTACCATCTTTAAGTTCTCCTTGTATTTGTAAAGTTTCGTTTCTATCACCAATGTCTCTAACAACTTTGGCTATTACCTTCTGTCCATTCACATCAAAAATATCATTGGGTTTTATGTTAAGTTCATAAGGAACTTCAAATTCAAGAGTTCCTAAGTCAACCCAACCTTCCATTGATTTACCTTTGTGTTCAACTATGTATGATGTCCAAGTCATAGATACCTACACAGTCGCAAATGTGATTGCACCAGAAGATTCAAAAGTAAATGAATATGTTACTTCACCATTAAATTCACCAGCATATTCAAGTGAAGTTAATTGAAATGCACCAGTATATGTTCCAAAGTCTGGAACTAAAAACTGATAATTCGTTAGTGTTGCACTATCAAATTTACCTTCTAATGTTGCTTCAGATGCAGAATCTAAAAAAACCCCACTCCCAGAAACAGACATTGAGTTCACACCACCTTGTGCCAACAGAGTTCTTGCTCTGCTAGAATCTTTATTTGTGATATCAACTATTTCGTCATTCATTGATATAGATGTTGAACGCATACCAGCAATCGTTGTAAAGACTTCTGGTGAAGCCGCATTTCCAATCTTCATCAATAATGCACTACCTTTTTGAGCCGCCATAGTAATCTCCTTTCTAGCTATCAAAAATTACAACACGGAATCTCATAACTCCGTGTCTTGTTAGTCCATCATCATCTAGTAATATCGTAAAAAATTCATTACGACTATTAACAAATGATGCGCCACTTACACTTATAGCAACATTATGCAATAAAGTATAGATTCGTTGGGCAATTTCTTTAGTTTGCTTACCTCCTCTGTACCTACTCCAAATGTGGATAGTTTGTGTAAATTCTTGTGCATCCTTATCTTTCGTACTAGCATCAATAGTAGTTTCTTCCCCAATGACGATATAAGGATATGCAGAGTTCTGTGGAACTTCATCATAGATTCTATTGTTTCCAACTAATCCATCAAGAGTTGAATCTCCACTTAGTAAAGTAAATATTGCTGTTTGTAGTGCTGTAGAATGTAAACTCATTTTGCTTTACCTTTTAGATTTTTATACATTCGTCTTATTTTTGGTTTGTTCGCTTCTAATGCTGGAAACATAAAAGGTCTTGCTTTCATATTCTGCGTTCCAAATTCTAAATGAATTGAATAATCTGCTCTTGATTCTACATCTACTGATAACTCTTTTCTGTTAAGTTTAACTTCAATGTTACTTGCTAAGAAACCAGTATCACTAGACGGAGGTTGACCCTCTGCACTTGCAGTATGAGTTCGTCTTGGATTATACTTTTCATAGGTTTTTCCTCCACCACCCCCAGAAAGAATAGATTGAACTGCTGTGTTTCTCACCATATTTCCAGCAGTACCTAAGAGATTAAGAATTTGCTTTTCATAACTCTTTGCAACCCTTTTAAACCCATTGGGATTTTTAGATATTACTTTTGCTTTTATTCCCATTAGGTTGCTACTCCTTTTTCTGCTATGACTACTTGATATTTGTCTATATCGTATTTTTTTACAATAGATAATATCCTAAAATCCGTACTATCATAATTTAATCTATCGTCAGTTGTTAGATTAGAGTTGTATCGTAGTGTAAATTTGAATCGTTGTCTGGACTCAATCTGTTGACCTTCTACCTTTTCATTACCGACTACTGGTTCTACCATACCCCATACTGTAACAGTTGTTGAGTATGATGTAGCATTACCCCCCATATTATCCGTTGTTCTGCCTATGGTTTGGATATTGATTCTGTGTCGCATTTTACCCAAAGGCATTAGTAACCTCCAGAGTTCGCAAATGGGTCGTTAGAAAAGTTTAATACTCTATAAGGTTGATATAATTGTTTTGCAATGATTGGAACAGTTGCAAGATTTGGTTCTGCATCTCCTCTATGTTCGTAAAGATAAGCTATATGTTCTTTCATACCAACAATCAGAGGACTAGGTACATCTGAACCAGCAGTACCATATCCAGATACATAGGTTATTTCAACTGCATTTGCTACTCTAAGACTTGTTGGCCAAGTTGACCCATCTCGTAAAACAACTCGTGCTGGTTGTCTTGCTTTGTCTACATAATAATTAGAACTTGCATAGGTTGATTCTGTATCATCATCTGTAAAGGTTTTTATGTGGGTTACAGAAGCAGTAGGAGTTCTTGGGAGGGTTATATACCTTTTATAGAAATTCATAAATGGTGCTTGATATATACCTTCTTTGATAGGTACATCAGCTTCTACAAAACCATCTAATGATAATTTCCAAGTTTGATTAATTAATGCTCTTCCAGTATATTCTTCACAAAATTGTCTTGCAGTTTTAATTAGTTCTGTAACTAAAGTGTCATCATCACTTATATCTATTTTTAAAAAGGTCTTAGCAACAGATTGTGCTATTGGCTCTGCACTTGGTGGTGTAATAAGTTCTAATCCAGCCATAATTACCTCTCATATTCTTGAATGGTTGATTCTGGGATACTATCCATTGTGTTTGGTGTGGTAACCTTACCATCTTTAATAGTTGCATCATTAAATAATTTTTTCAAATCACTAAGTGTTTTTGTTGCTTTTATTTTAGTTACTATTGAATCTGATGTATCTCTAACCTTTTTTCTATAAGTTTTTACATCATCTGGAATTTTCTTTGTTTCATCCTCTACAAACCTATGTACAATCCAATCTGAGGGTGCTAGAGAAGAATTTGCTTGTTGTTTGATGGATTGGATATAAATTGACTTTAATCCCTCTGTAACAATCTGATTTCCGTTTTCATCTAAAACCTTATCCCCTTTTGCATCTACTTCTTTTACATCCTCTAATGATTTATCTTTTTTTGTAATCTTTTCTGTTACAATTCCATTTTTATCGTCAACAGTATATGAAACTGCTCCTCCAGTTTCAAATCGGTTATCTGGTGGAGTGTCTTGTATAAATTCATATATTCCCAAATCTTTTAATGCTTGTCGTTCCCAATATGTAAAAATCTCTTTGGGATGTGCTGTTCCATCAATAGTTACAGATTTTGGACTTGATATAATCTCAACCAGTTTACTTCCTTTTACTATTGCTTTCATAATAACTCCTTTTCTTTATATACCATATATTCATAATTTTATCTAGCAGTAACTGGACTTGTCCCATCTCCTACAAATGGATGGCTAGCAAATGCCATATAGACATATGTTCTTGATGAACCATTATAATTTGTGTTAGTTCCACGACACTTAAAACCATTAGATAAAAAATCTAAATCATTTCCAGATGTTGTTTCAGCTTGAGTTAAATCTGGATAAAGAACATTATCACAAGGGTTGATTACACTTCTTTTATTATCCCACATAATCCAATTATTTCCGTGTGAAGATGACTTAATTATTACTAAAGATGGTTTAAATCCTGTATAAATAAATGAACCATCTGCATTTCCGTTACCAATAAATTTTCCAAATTTACTAAAGCCTTCTACACTATGCCAGCAGTATGCTACTGTTGCACCATAAGATGAAGCACTTGTGTATCCCGTGCCTGGGTCAAATACAGTAGCAGTTGGCTCTGTAGAAAATACTGTTGAGTTAGAAACAGCGGCCGCACTTGTAAATTGTAAATATTTATCTGCACCAATATCTTTGTGATAAATCAACCACAAAACACTTCTGGTTGTGTCTTTCATTATAATCCACTCTGGTGCTGTTGACAAGCCGTGACCAACTGTTCCAGCTGAAGCTGGAGTGAATCGGACAACACTAAAACCAGCCGTTTGATTAACTTGAACAGTTGAGGTAATTGAGCCATCAGTATTTGAAACAGTCGTTCCTCCGTTTGCTACCCAGTTCCACGATACAAAAGAATTACCACTTCTATTCATATCAGCATAGTCACCAATCTGTTGACCACCAGCCAAGAATTTATTTAAAGAATTGTTTACTAATACTTGAGCACCAGTTTCTGCTGATTCAAGTCTTTGACCAGCACCTCTACTTGAATCCATCCAAATTTGATTATCCGAAGAATCTCTGTTCTTTGTCCACACTAAGCCACTTATGCCTTTAGTTGCCTCTGGGAGGTTGTCCTGTCCTAAAGCCAGAAATCCAGTTGGTGGTGTATGTGCAAAAGATGTTGCACCAAAATTATAAGTTCCAGTAGCAGTTGTACCTAATCGCATACACATTGGATAAAACCTTGCATTTGCAGATGGAACTGGTGTTCTACCAAGTCCTATACTACCCGTTCCATTAGCTGGATTTGCACTATTAAACCAAGTGCCATTCAAACCAACATATCCTTTTTTATTATCTAAATCTAAAGCAAACATAATTACATCATTAACACTAGCAGTTGTGAAAGCTGAAAACTCTGATGCACCAGTTGAAAGATTGACATCCCAAGTTCCATCAGCATAACCACCAACACCACCTACAACATATATTGGGCCATTTTGATAATTAGTATATCCAGTACTAACCCCATCTGATGCTTGTGAACCACCAGTATTGTCATCACTTTTCCACCCATAACCATTCTGACCTTTTACATTTACTTTAACTTCCCAATACCATTTACCAGACCTTACTCCAAATGCTGGTTGTCCTACACATTGTTCAAAACCACCACCTCCACCAGAAGCTGGTGTTGTTATTTTTAAATTACCTTCAGCTTTTGTAACACTAGAATTAAAACTACCCATAGTGTTAAAGAGTTGGGTAGGACTATCCGTAGTTTGGTCTGTCGTAGCTAAATTTGTAGCTGTGAAATCATTCGTAAGTCCACTCGTGTCATCTCCGAGTGCTGAAGCTGTTCCAAACTGCAATCTAAATCCATTTGTTCCGTAAGGTGCTGGTGTATTAGCTGTCCAACCCATAGCTGAGTGATTTGTACAATAATAATATAATGTCGGTGCGCCACTTGCAACTGTGATTTCTGTATACGCTCCACTTGAGCCAGGCGTTCCATTTGTTGTCACTCCAGTTGTATATTCACTACCTCCTCCGTGTGTTCCATTTGCCGTAGTGCTAAAGCGAAGTGGATGTCCAGAATTTGAATTATCACTTTGGTCAAAACGATAGGTTGCTCCTTCTACTAAATTTAGAGTAACATTCGCAGTTGCCGTTGAACCATCTATAGCAAACTTATTAGTAGAACCAACATTGTGATATGGATGATTTGAAGGATTCCCTCCAACAACAGTTACTGCGTAGCTTGTAGTCGTAGTAGGATATGGAGTTACAGTTGAAGGCACCCATCTTCCAGTTGATGTATTAATTTCGCCAAAAGATGCTGGTGTTAGTGCTTGACCATCAACGAAATTAGCTTCTGCAAAATAACCATCAAACTCTGACCAAATACCACCAGAAGTATCAGAAGTTCTTGAAACTCCTATATGATGAGGTTCTGAATTTACATTGTACGCACTAGCATCACCAGAACTTGGATATGCACTAAGTGTTTGAATATCACCATCTATGTAAAGAATTGCTCTACTTGTTGAAGTTGAATTATCAGAATCATAAACAAAAACCAGATGATACCATTTACTTGTATCTTCAAAAGTTCTTGTTGTATTTGCTAATAAAATATTTGAAGAACCGATACGATTTTGTATGAGTATTTGGTCGCTTGTATTAAACCTCATATCCCAATAAGAAGCACCCTCATAATCAGCAGACATAATAGCTTGATTTGTACCTAAATTACCTCTTTTAATCCAAACACTATATGTCCATTTTTTATTATTAGTAGGTGTTGAAAATGTTCTTGCTAAATAAGCATCATCATCATCATTAAACATAACACTATGAGCAATAGTGCCACTATCAGTAAAAGGTACAAACTTACCGACTCTTTGCCCAGCTCCGTTGCCTTCGTAGATTATCGGAAAGAACTGCGTTTCACCATTTGGTATTGTTGGTGTTGTCATATTAACTCCCTAAATTTTTAGTGCAAAGTGCCAAGTACCCACTTGGTACACTATATTTAAAATTACCTACTCCATTACCATCACTATTACCACCAGCAGTTACATTCCCAGCAAATGTTCCTTCTTGTCCAAAGTTCATTATAACAGTACCAGTATTGTAATTTCCTACAAACGGCATAAAAAAATCTGGACTTCTTGTAATTACTTGGGCTTGATTACCAGCTTCAACTTCTGATATATTAATTGTGGCTGTACTTGAATCATCAGCTGAATACCATTGTCCATTTTTTGACCACCAGATTTTTTTGTTGTCTACATCAAATGCAACTCCAACAATATCTCCATTAGCATAAGTTGTACTTCTATCACCAGTATCTGAACCATCTTCATATATATATCCACCATCTACCCACAAAGCGACTGCATCTTCTGTGTATCCAGTTGATGCTACTCCACTATCTTGAACACCTACATATGGGTCATCTTTATCAACTATGTAAACCTCCCAATACAATTTACCAGTATTTAAACCTTGTGTTGCAGTTACATTATCATTAGTTGCTCCAAAAGCCATTTGTAAATTTCCATCTGATAGTGTTCCACTCCCTCTTTCATCTAAAGGATTTAAAACTGCAAAATTATTTGTAGGACTTTCTCCTACCATTTGGTCGTGTGTACCAAGTCCACTTGTACTAAAATCATTACCTTGTCCAGATTCATCATCGCCCAAATCAGCACTATCTCTTCCATCAATATGAAAACCTTTAGTTCCAAATGTTAAGTCACTTACATCTTTGGGAATCCATATGCCAGATTCATTGGTTAATCCAAAGCTAGATGGGTCTAGTGCTGTCCCATCTATATGTACAAATTCTGCAATATATCCATCAAAACTATATGTTCCATTATGTGATGCAAAATAATCACCTAAATAATAAGTTGACCCATTTTGATTCCAACCTAAGTCTGCATTCAAAGCTGGATAGTTAATAGTAGAAAAAGATGTCTCTCTCTCGCCATTTAAATACACTCTAAACCTTTCCGTTGAAATCGCATTGGATGTATCGGCAACTATTATTAAATGATACCAAGCACTTGGGTCACGAAAAACTCTATTTGTTCTAAAGATAGTTGATGCAGAAGCACCATCATATATGCTTAAATAATCCCCAGCATTACCTAAAGTACCACTATCAAAACTAAGTTGTAATCTATTACCATCACTTTGATGACAAACCCAAAGAAAAGATGATGCACCTCTTGTTGAAGTTAATTTACCTATTTTAAACCAACAACTTACTGTCCAAGTTTTAGTGTTACCTCCAGACCCTACTGTTCTTGACATATAAGCACTATCAGCAGAGGAAAATCTAATTGATTGACTTATGTTGTAAGGTGGTGCTACACCAGTCATTAGAGTTGGACTTTTGACTATAGACATCTTATCCTACTGCCAGTATAGGTGTGCCTAAAACTATTCCCCCACTTGCTCTACAATAAAAAGGAACAACATCTACTGCACTTGCTGTTGAACTTAATGTGATAGCTGGACTACCACCCCCAGATGCTGTTTCAAAATCACTAGCATTTAAACTTACTGTTCTCCCACCAGTACCATCTTGAATAAAAGTAATAACACCAGATTGTCCAGCAACTTCGTTTGCTACAGATAGACTGGTAATGTTACCAGTTAAGGTAATTGTAAAATTATTTCCTGTTGAAAAGTCTAATGAAACAGAACCACTTGAAGATGATGTTACTGGTGTAAATGTTAAATTACCAGTTAGCTTTGCACTATTAACTGTTGAATCGGAAGGTATTCCTATAGAAAGAGCATCTCCTAAGACCACTATAAAATCTATTGAGTCACCAGTCGCTAGGTTACTCGCAAAAACTATACTTGACCCAGAAATCGTGTAAGAAGAAATTGGTGCTTGTATAACGCCATTTAAACTCACTATCATATTTTGTGCAGTTTCTGGACTAAATGCAACACCAGCACTTTGCATTGTGTATGTTGCTTGTCCGTTAACTACTGTTATAGCATCCAACTTAATGTAGTTTCCAACTATGGGTTCTTTACCAATATAACTCATTCAATCTCCTGTTATGTTTTTGGTTTCTCTGGCATAGTTACAGCTTTGGCTTTATCAACTGTATCAACACCTTTAGTTATATCTCTTAATTTTTGTCTATAAGTTTTCCACTCTGAAGACATAGTAACATCTGAGTTTGCCAACCAATCGCATTCAGCTAAAAGATTTGTTCTTTCTTGACGAATACTACCAATTAGTCTGTCATACTCTCCGTCTGCCCATTCTTTATCTCTAGCTTCTAATTCTTTAATTTCTTTAACAGTTAATTCTACTTGTTTACCATTAACCATTTTATATTTATACGCCATATTACCTCTTTTTATTTAACAATTCCATAAACAGTTACTGTTCCGTGTGATAAAAATTTTGTTGTTGTATGGTTTAGTGAACCACCAGACCCACCACCAGATACACCTAACATAAATGAAATAGTATCGTAAGCTGTATTTGCAGTACAAATATTTATACTATTGTGATAATAATTTGCATTTGTATCTCCGTGCATAATTGCATTACCATAAACTGTCATTGGGTCTGTACTAACTTGTGGATTTAAAACATCACAAAAACCATTAAAATACATATCTTCATTGCTTGATGAATTTTGAGCAAGTGTTCCTATATCGTAACCATCTCCATAAACTACACCATTATCACTTGCATCTGCTCGTGTGTAATTGGATGTATGATTTATAGTTGTTGAACCAGTTGTTCCAACACTACCACCACTTCCAAATCTAAATAGCAATCCACCATTTCCAGCATTTGCTGTACTGGCTTTTTCTCTTATGTTGTAATAAATTCTGTAATTTGTATAAGTAGAAGTAAAAACACTTGCAAACACAAATCCCTCTGTTGCATCTGAACCACTTGCGACAGTTGTTGAGGATAATTTTACTAACCCACCAGTTTCAATCGCAGTAGGCAATGCAGTTACATTTAAAAGACTTCGGTTATTTGCTCTTATAATTGCCATTATGTAATCCCATAAAGTTTAATAAATCCATCAACATAGTTACCTGTGCTTATTGTAAATTTTAATCCATCTTGTGCCTGTGCTGTTGTTGATGACCCAGTAAAATTATTAATAATTAAATTTGAACTTGATGACCATATTGTATTTTGCCCAACAACAGATGTTACATCACTTGCATCATCTGGGTCAATAATAAAAATATGCCCACTTACAGGTGCTGTTGCTCCCCAAGAGTCAGAATAAGTTGAAGTTAAATTAATAAAACTTTGTCCATCATCACCAGTAGAACCAGCTGAAGAACCAGAACCATACACTCCTTGTGAATGATACCCAGAAGTAAGTTCAGTTGCACCACTTAAAAATGTTAATCTTGGAATTGAATTTGTACTTCTTGTTAGTTTATATAAAACCAAATAATTATCATATCCTGTCATTAAACCTTGAATTGTAGCTGATGTGCTTGATGATAAAGTTGTTGTATTTAAGAGTGTTAAATTACCAGCACCAGTAACAGTTCCAGTAAAAGCAAATGTATCTGCTAAATTTATTCCCTCTGCTTGTATTTTATCTATTGCCATAAATTATTCCTTTGGGTATTTCTTCTTAATTGCAGTAACATTTTCTTGCCACTTGGTTAATCCATTTTCTGTTATATATTCAAGCTGTTGTGCAACAGTTCCATACTCTGCTTTTCTATTATCTATTGCTGTTGCATTTTTTTCTAGTTTATCTGCATCAGATTCTTTATCTTTTAGTTGGTCATCTGTTGGTTTTGCTTTATCTTTTATATTCCATTCAGAAATATATGCACCTTTACCATCATCTTGCAAAGTTACTTCTGTTAAAAAGTCAACACTTCTTCCCATATATGCTTCTATTTTTTTATCAAGATTTGTCATATTAAATTCCTAATTTAAATGCTCCAAAAAAAGTATTATATGTTGTTGCATTACCATAAGCTGTGGGAGTTCCACTTGATAAGCCTGGATATGAATAAAACTCTATATAATCACTTGAACCATTCATATCAAAAACACCTCCAGCAAATATGTTACCACCATTTCCACCATTATTTCTTAAATCCATATAACCATAAACTCTTAAATTACTTGATGTTCCATTTTTAAAAATTTCATTTAACATCCAATTAACTGTTCCTTGACCTTCACTTGCAATATCGCAATTAGCAAATACATAATATTTACCAGCAGTTGTGGGTGTAAATCTATAATTAGTTGAGTTGTCATATTGCCCACCAGAATCTAAAACCTCAGTATTGCATTGAATTTTATTACGAGCATTATTTGTTAATGTTTGATTTGCACTTAAATGTGCAAAAAATGCTGGGTCATTTGTACCACTTACAGTTGCAAAAGTATTATCACCTCTAAAAAATGTACTACTACTCTTTGTTCCAGATGCTGATAACTGTGCTAACCCTACACTTCCAGCTTGTGGATTAACTGTTCCAGTTGTAGCACCTAAAAATACTACATAAAAATTATCACTAGATGCAATACTCGCACTCATAGTTAAAGTTACACCACTTACTGAATAACTACTGTTAACTGGACTTTGCCTAACATTATTTACAAAAACTGCAATATCTGATGTGCTTGATACTGATTTGTTTAGAGTGAAGGAAGTTCCACTCCCTCCTGTAAATGATTGGGAAGATAATCCTACAAAACTCGTAGCTGGTTTACTTCCTATATAACTCATCTAGGTAATCTCCATAATGGACAATGACACATCTAAAGCACTTGCAACACTTGCTTGTATTTTTAGAACATCAGTTGTTTGCAGATTCACCTTTCCTCCAGAAAGAACTTCTAAAGAAGAGCCGCCAGGAATAGATGTGCTTTTTAGTAAATAAACATTTGCATTTGTTTCTGTATCAGATGTATCCGAAACAAGCTGTACATCTGCTGTGATTGCGTTTGTTGTCTTGTTACATAGTATGAGACCCAAAATCACAGTTGTTGTGCTTGAGGGTACTGTATAGACTGTCGCAAGACTACTATGAGAGACACTTGCTTTTGTTTTTACTTTAAATGTATTAGCCATATTATTTCCTTATCCTAGCCGAGTAATCAACCTAATGCAATCGCTAAAGCAATAACAGTATCTTCTGAGACTCCACCAGTTGTGTTTGCTGAAAAAGTACCAGCAGTTTGATTAATTGTTCCTATTTCTATGTTTGCATTGTTTGCACTATTTCTTATATAAAGTTTGTTGGATGTAGTTGTTGTTGTATCAACCCACATTTGATAACCATAAGTGGTTGATGGTGCAGAAGTACCATTTGATGTGCTTGCTAATGCTTGCAATGCACCATTTAAATCTGACCTAAAGTTAGGAAAGGTTTGGTTAGCAATAACCATATCATTCTGACTCATACATACCTCCTAAGTTGATAAGACTCCGTAACCTCGTGCAACATAATCAAAAGTTCTGTTTACAACCGAACCACCACTATTAAGAAACTTAATTGTGAAACCAGTCGCACTTTTATTGGTTATAGCATAATAATCTCCACTTGCCAAGTTCTGTGCAGAAATTCCTACACCTTTTAATTCTTTAAATGCACTTGCAAATGTAACAACTTTACCACTTGATGCAGTTCCACTTGCTATATCATCATCTGCAAGAGTTTTATCTGGCATATCAATCTCCATACCTAAAGTGTTAACTTGAGGTGTAGCATTTACATCTGTCGTGTTTAGAACTAATTTAAACTTAAATCCTCTTGCAGTATAGTCTCCAGATATAAACCTTCTAAACTCCGTAAAGGTCGCACTACCACTATTAGGGTCATCATCAGTAGTAGCAACAAAAAACTCTACAGTTGTTGAGTCAAACAATCCATCAAAAAATCCCACCTTTGCATCAAAGTCACCAAGTGCATCATCAAAGAATGTTGCATTGTCAACTCTTGATATATCAAAATTTGGTGTCAGTTTAGATGTAAACTTACCTCCAGTATCAAACTTGGTTGCAAACTCATAAGTTCCTGTTGTAGCAATACTCCCTCCACCAGCATCAAAGTTTCCATCTACATCATCAAAGTTACCAGAAACAGAATCAAAATTATTGGTAGTGTCTAAGATTAATTTACCACCAGTTGTTTTTACAATATTTGTTTTTGTACCAGCAAACGAAGGGTTTTCATTGAATGTACCAACAACATTCTGAAATGGTATTTTATCTATAATTGCAACACTACTTGCTTCCTGTAATGATGTGTTTCCAGTTTTGTCAACTGCCTTACAAAAATATGTTCCTGTTACTGCTGGAACTGTTACTGACTGTGCTGGTCGTGCAACTTTAGGAACAATATCCATTGAGTTGGCATAAGTTGCTCCAGTCGTCTGTTTACTATGTCTTATCTTGTAATGTGATAAATCTAAATCTGTAACTGGAGTCCAAGATAAATGAGCATCATCTCCTACAATATTTACTGAGAAATCTTGAACATCCTGTGGGGGAGCGGCCTTACCTATGACAAGATGGTCTACAGTAGAATATTCTGATTTAACTCCTAATGTGCTTACTGCTCTTGCTCTTATGTTATATGTCACATTATCTTGCACATTTATCAGTTCATAACGACTATCTGAACTTCTACCCATACTAACATAGGTGTCTGCTGTTGATTGTTTTGCTTGTACCTCAAATTGGTCTGTAAACCCATTGACAGATGAAACATCTGCAACAAGTGTTGATATTGCTTCCTCGTTAAAAGTTGTTAGAATATCTGTAGCTGTTAAGGTCGGTGCTGGAATATTAAACGCATCTGGAAGTACGGAGTTATTTGAGATTATTGCTTGTTCGTCTGCACTCCAATCGTAGACACTAGAAGATATTTCTCTAAGATTAAGGTCTACCCCTAATCCCATTCCTCCACCCATTTGTGATTGTGCAAATGACCAACCAGCAACCTCAAAAGGTTTTGCACTAAATCCTAATCTTGTGTTCGTGACATTGACAGTATCCCCAACTTCCAGATTGAATGCAGTAGTTTTACAAGGATAATTTAAGGTAATCTGTTCTCTTGCTCTATAAAGTATAATCTTTGCAATTCTTTGCGCCATAGATGGTGAGGTCGTAAATGATAGTTCTATGTCAGAAAATATCTCCTCGTTGTTGTCTTCTGATTTAAATGTACTGGATGTAACACTTGGAAAGTCTGTTGGTTGATAGAAATTATCTGGATTAACAAATACACCTTTTACAGCATTAAAGCTGTCTCGTCTTGTGTTTCGTGTTGTTACAGATATTGAGTCTCTTAAATCATCATCCGTGAGTGTGACAGTTGGACTTACATATTCTCCAGTTTTAATATTCCATTTACCTCCAGAATAGGTCACTAGTCCAATACAAGAAGAAGTCATATCATTAAGTATCTTAGATGGAGTTTCTCCAACATCTATCACTCCATTACATTCATATCTATTTTCTATTAACCTTTTAAAGACTTGTGTTTGCCCTTCGTCCTCACTCGCCGCTGTTATATTGATAGCTGTTCCAGCAGAAGCATTAGAAGAACTAGTTGCTAATTTAATAGTATTTCCATCAACTTTTATAACATAATAAGTTGTACCAGATGTAAGTCCAGAAAGGTTCGTACCACTTTCATTTGAATATTGAACTGCATCTCCTGTAAAGTATCCGTGTGAATCTATTGTAATCGTCTCGTTATCTGATGATACACTTGTTTCTGTATTAAAAGATTTTGTTCTAGGAACATCTAATGTAACTACTTCGTCACAGACATTTGCTCCAGCAATAAAAGAGGTGTCATTTACCTCTGATGTTTTAACACCTAGTCCAAATCGTGTATTAGTCAAATAATCTCTAATACATAATGCTGAGTTAGCTGAGAAAGTTGTTGTTGAACTTCTAGGGTCATATACCTTTTTTCCTTGTATGATTGCAGATATTGTTGGTATTCCGTTAGGAAAAATGTCATTACTAAATTTTAATCGTGCATAAATGTATGCTATACCTCTAAGTCTATGATTACTTGTCCATAAATTATTAGACTCTGCTATTAAATCAGCATCAGCAGTTTGGTCATCTGCACCTAAATGAGTTTTGAGTCTAACAAAAGATGTATCTCCACTTTTGTATTTATCTTGTTCAACAAATCCATTTGCATCAATAGTAACTGAATCTTCATTGATTAGAAAACTTTCAAAGCTATTTATTTCGTGACCAGCAACGGCAAATATCAAATGCAAAAATTCGTCATTATCTGTAGATTCCGTATATACTAGACTACCAGCCATTCTTACTGTTCCGTAAGCAACTTGTCGTGTCATAATTGCTTGTTTTACATTAACTAATCTTCCAGATGCAGAAGTACCTAAATCCGAGAAGTTTGGACTGAGGTTGGGTATTTTTGGTTTAGGAGTCAATGCTTTTGTTGCCATTGACATCAAAGCACCAACTGCCATATTAACTGCAAAAGTAGCGGCAACAGCGGCAAACCCAGAGAGACCAAATGCTGTAAAGGCGGCAATACCTCCAGCAGATGCTACGGATGCGACTGTAGCGGCAACAGCGGCAACTACTGGTGGCATTAGTCAATCCTCCAAGCAAGTTTTAAATCTTCTCGTGGTATAAATTCCATTTTTTCTATTCCTACAAATGCACCGACTTTACCCATACATAATCCCATAGCAAAACTATCATTAGTTCTCATTGAAACTACATCTCCTCTTTTTGCAAGAGCAACAGGGATTTTTTCTAATCTGTCATTACACGCACCTATCCAAGTTTTATATCCTAGTTTATGTAATATTGCTTTTCCACCCTCTAAGTCTTCGTAAGTACCATCAAATTCTGGAAATAAGGTACTGCCAGTTAGTATCTTCTGTGCTTCTATAGTAAAACTACAACAATCGTGTTTTCCGTACTCAAACCCCTTAAATTGGTTTGCATAGATATAATCATTAAGTTTGCTTTCCCATAGTGGTAGTCTCATCCTCCACCCCAATTGATTGTTTTATCTTGTAGGTCTGCAACAAAGTCTAATCCTAAATCTCCAGCAAATAATCTTTTCTGCTCTACCCCAGTATATCGTGTCTCATTTGGCTTTTCTAAATCTATAAGTCTTGATTCTACTGTAAGGGTAAATTGTACTGTATCACCACTATCATTAATGCTAATCGTGTCCATCCTTCCTTGAAATAATTGATAGACACTTGATATGATTTGGTGTGCTTCGTTAAGCATACCTAGATACATAGTAAATGTTCTGTTTTGATAGTTAGCAGTCAAAGCAATAGATAGAATAGAACTATCCACACCAGATAAGGAAACATTGAGTCCAGTAGCTTTGATTTCAGATGTCTCTTCCACTCCAGACACACCCAAAAGAGTGCCACCCCCTGTATAAGTTTCAGAACTAATAGAGATATCTCCATATCCTGTCCAAAGTCTAACATCACCTTCTAAAAACTCTGCTTTCATTGCAAGAAAGGGTTTAAGGGAACTTGCAGATAATTCTGTCAAGAAATCACTTGTTAATCCTCTTGACATATACTATCCCCCTACTTTGAGAAAAATTTTATTTTACTTTTTGTTTTTTTTGATTCCTTTGGTTCAACATCCGAAGGTAAACCATCATATCCATCTTTTGTGTTTGGAATTTTTTTGTTTCCTTGAATCTCTATTGCGTGTCCAGTTCTGACAAAGTTCTTACCAACTGTGTCTTTCCATTCTGGATTGCTCTCTATAATCTCGTCTATTTGATATGACCTAGTTGTTACACCTAAAGGGTCATTAATTCCTGTTCCTATTGCTATCATTTTATAAGCCATTGTTTTCTCCTAAAAGAAACAAGGGGGAGTTACCCCCCCTGTATTCTCGTCTATTAAGCAGTATGAGGTGTCAATGTATTAGAAGAAGAGTGAATTGCATCTCCTTTAATAATTGTAATGCCTAGAGGTGTACCAGTAGAGTGTGACCCAGTTTTATGGATTACTCCTCTGATATATCTCTTACCACCAATATATCCAATCATATTAACTGCACCAGCCGTATCTGGATTACCTCCAGCAGTTCCGTCTAGTTTCCACCAGTTACCATTACTTCCTTGAATTTCTCCGTTAGTAATGTCAGCAGATGTGACAGCAGTAAATGTTGAATTATCGTCTGAATGCTCTAGTCTAAATTCAAAGTAAACAGATGAAGATAAAGTATCCCCTTCTGCTCCGACTGTAGCTAAACAAACTGCACTTTTGTAACCTTGTAAATCAACCCCTGTGCCATTAGCACTCGCAGTTGTTACAGCAGATTTTAAGCTAAGTGCAACAGCTATATTATTTCCTAAATCAAAGTTCATAACTTGCTCCTTTCCTAGCTCGGTACATATTTAACAAAAGCCTCTGGAAGTACAACTTGACCACCAACTCTTCTTCTTGCAACATATCTTACATTACCAGAAGTAGCTTGAGTGAATGGGTCACGCAGTACAGAGAGGTTTACTCTATCAACAACCATATATCCAGAACGGAAATCTCCGTAAACGACACAGATTGCACTTGAACCAACATCTGCCATATCTGGCATTTCTACATAAGGTACACCAAGAATAGTATTTGGCATTCCTTGAACCAGAGTCATTCCTGGCTGAAATATATATTGGTTATTTCCATCTTTAAGTTTTCTTATAGCTGACAATGTATTTCTATTAAAAGCTAGAACTGCATTTTGGTTATAAGGTGTTTTTAAAGAGTGAACAAGGGTAACTAAAGTGTCTGCTGTTACAGCACCAGAACCACCAGCAACAGAAGCAGTAATACCAGCAGTAAATCCTTCTGGTTTATTGATTTTGTCACCAACTGTCATTGCATTACCTTCTGCTTTGGCAAATTGTGTTGCAAATTCCTGTTGCATTTCTGACTCAAGGTCAAAAACAGAATCTTCAAGTTCTTGTTCTGAAATGTCTACTAACGCATATACTTCGTGTGCTGGAATTTCTTCTAGTTGTGTTGTATATCCAGTAGTTTCACTTCTTGTTCCAGACTCAGCAGTCCATTGTGCAGTAAATGTTGCACTTCTTACAGGAATCTGAACACTTCTTTGTGAAGTTGCTCTGACTCTCGCAATAGAACGAACTGGAGAGATTTCAGTAAGAGTCTTTAATAATTCTCTTACATACTCTGGTGGAGCAAGATAACCAGCTTGAGTATCATCAGAAACAGTTAATGCTTTGACTTCCTCTGGTGCTAAGTTTTCTTTACCTTTTCGTAACCATCTATCAAAGATGTTTACTTTTTTATCAATTTGTTCAACAGTACCACCAACATTTGGTCTTTTTAATAAAGATTCAAAGTTGTTGACTTTCTCGTCAAATTCTTCTTGTTTCTTTTGAGCAAGTGTTACTTTTTGGTTGATATCTTCCAAACTATCTAACGACTTTTCAATTTTAACAAGTTTTTCTTCAACAAGAGGGTCTGTTGTACCTTTTTTCTCTAAGTCTGCAATTTTCTGGTCATTGGTAGCTTTAAATTCTTCAAATGCTTTTCCAATACCCTCAACTGCTGACTTAACTTCATTTTGGTCAACTTCTGACATATTATTCTCCTTTTATCAGTTGAGTTAAGTTTGTTATTGAGTTTAATAGTTCTGGCTTACCATCTTCAACATCTCGCTGAGAAAGTGCCTGTGTAAGTGCTTTTGCACCCATTTTAGATTCGTTCCGTGAAAGTCCTCCTACCTCTCGTAACATTTCTTCCCATTCACGAATCGTATTTTCAACTCCTTTCACTTTACGAACCCTAGCTTTGGGATTCATAGGAAAGGTTACTGCTGAAATTTCCATAAGGTCTACTTCTTTAAGTTTCCTTCTTTTACCTCTTTCGTCATATTCATATCCTTTAGCATCAACTTTGTATCCAATAGATAAACCATCAATAGCACCCATTTTCATTAACTCATAAACTTCTTTACCTCTTTGAGTACCCATTGCGAGTTGACCTTCAACATATAAACCTTTTTCATCTTCCACTACTTTTTTGTAAACTCCTATTGGCTCATCTGTTTTGTGCTGATATAACATCTTGACTGACTTTGCACTTTTATTCCTTAATGATTTTGCAAATGCCCCTTCTTCAACGACATCATTACCTAAGTCTTTGTTACCAAATATAGAAGCATATCCAGAAAATCTTCCAGACCCTTTCTCCTCATCAGTTTCCATTTTTAGTTCACATTGAATGTCAATGTATTTAAATTCTTGTTCTTGGGTTTCAGTTTGCATTTCACTCATACTTTGTTGTTCCTTTCACACCAAATTGTTTTTGCAATAGGCATAATAATTTTTGTAGCACATTTAAAACAAAAAGCCAATAGCAAAGGGATTTTTCTTGTAATTCGTTAATAATTTGTTAAAGTAGCACCTAGAGGGAAGTTTGTCGTTACTCCGACCTTTGTTTGTTTATCTTCCCTCTATTCCCAAAAAAATATAAAAAAAAGATTTAAATAAAATCAATGACTTACAACGATAAGTAATATTTATTTGCATTTAGTGTTGACATAGAACAACAATTTGGTATTATAAGATAACAAACAAACAAACTAGGAGAAAAAATGACAACATCAACAACTACTCTTACTTTTACCGAAGAAGAACTTACTGTACTCCGTAACACCATAAGTCGTGGTGTTACAACGGAAATGCTTTTTGATGAGCGATTTGAAGGAAGTACACTTCATCGTGTTATGGAAATAATCAATAGCAATTAATATTAATTAAACAAACAAGGAAAAAAAATGAATAATAAAAAAATATATAAAATTGATGAAAAGTTATATAGACACGCAAAAGACCATAACTGTGAAGTCAGATATATTTCTGAAGTAAAAAGATGTATTGACTTAGGTATGGATTATAAGACTGCTAATGAATCAGCATATCAAGAAGTTGAATATATAATTTCTGGACAAGAAGAAATGGATGAGATGGCTAAAGATATGTGGGATGAAATATTAATACAAAGATATTAAACTAGGAGAAAAAATGAGAAAAGAAAATCAATTAAAAAAATTAATAAAAAAAGCCACTGGTGTTTATGTGTATGTTATATCGGGTGGCAATGCAAGATGGGTGAATGTAGAAAAAGCAAATATAGACATTTTTAATACTGATGGAAGTTACATAGATTGGATTATTGAAAAAAATATATATAAAATGGATTATACTGGTAAAAATTTGTTTATTGGTACATATTTAAATCCATTTATCTTAGTTTAGATTAGAAAAATAAAAATACATTGCTGAAAAAGAAGGGTCGTAATGACCCTTTTTTTTTGTATTTGATTTATGTGTAACAACAATGTATAAACTTATATAGGAGTAATATTATGACAAAAGAAGAAATTATAGATGCTTTAAATAAAGCCAAGACCCCACAAGACTATCGTGACTTGTATAAAAAGGTCTTTGGTGAAGAGCCAGAACCAAATTCAAGTAATTGGTTTGAATTGGAATCAGATATCATCATTGATGCTTTAGTTAGTGGAAAAAAAATACCAAAAGAAAGAAAAAAAAATATCTTATTTAGTTTGGTAGGTTTGATATCTCTATTAACTTTTTCTCCATAATCTTAAATGTATTCGGAATATATTTTTGCATAAATGCCTTACCACCTTCATCAGCATATGCAGAAAAGAAATTAGCAAAAGTTTCAGATAAATCTCTATCTTTCCTTTTTTTCCAATAACCTCTGGAGTGACCAAAAGTATCATAGGTATATCTAAAATCACCTTTGACCATACCATCTACAATATCTGAAAGCGAATCTGAGTTCTTGTATTTAAATTCTTTTTTTCCTCTCGTTGTAATCACCCCTTTCACTCCATCTCCCAAATTGACTTCTCTTATAGTGTCTTTTTTTATGGTAAATAACTCATCCCTAAATCCTTGTAAATTTCTTTCCCTCAGTCTTTTATATTCCTCTCTATCTTTTTTTGGAACTGTTGTTAGTTTACCAAATTTTAGCTTATCTTTATCTTTTTCAAATGCTTCTCTTAACTCTTTATTTCCTTGAGTAAATCCTAAGTTACTTCCATCAAATCCTTTTTTTGTTTTGTTGATTGCTTCTGTTTTTCCAAGTTTCTCTAAATATCCTATTTGTTGGTCAATGTGGTGTCCGTACTCGTGGACTAATGTGCTTCTTGTTAGAGGTGAAGAAAGAGTATGAGTACCCCACTCCATATATCCACTACCACCAATAATTGCTCTTGGTTTTGGTAAATTTGCCATAACTTTTTTTTGTGTTTCATTTGTTCCATCTAATAGTTTCCTATCATAATCTTTTGGTGTATCTGTTCCTCTTAAATTTCTAGCTATAACTACATCAGTAATACTAAACTGAACTGGCTTTGGTAAATCTCGTGCTTGTCTTGGTTTTGGAGTTAATGTTGTATCGTCTGTAATCACATCTTCTGGTGATGTATAGATAACAACACACCTACAGTTGATAACATTACTTGCACCACCTCTAGGGTCGCTTGGATACCCCATAGGTCTACCACCAACGATAAAATCCTCGTCTATTGGTACTGTCTTACCATTCATTGCTAAATGTGCATCTCTGCTTCTGTTATCCAGAGTAGCAACCCATTGCTTTTGTTGGTCTGGTATGTTCATTGATTGTGCAATCCTATGATTTGCAAAACTTGAGGCATTGTGTGTCTCCGTCCTAGCAATTGTAGCACTTCTTAATTTGGTAAACCTACTGTCGCTTTCTTCTCGTATTTTCTTTGCTATCTGTGCAACTCCTAGATTTTCAGTAAGGTTGATAGTTACAATCTTTGCTATGTGTTTTCTGGTGGTTTGATTTATGCCAACAATGTTTTTACCTGTGTGTTCTCTAGCAAACTCCCTGTAGATTGCTTCAAATTGGGAGTCTTCTTTTGTAAATTGTTTAAGCATCCTTGTACCAAATGCCTCTATGACAACTCTGTAATGATTGTCAAGTATCTTAAATATCATATCTTGGTTTCTTGAGAATGCTGTCTCAATCAATCCCATATTCTCGTACTCTGTTGCGAAGTCATTGAACACCTTAGTAAAGTATCCCTTGAGTTGCTTTCTTAGTTTTCGTTCAAAGTTTATCCTTAGTCTATTCTGTGATGCAAACTCTCTACGGATGTTTATTCTTTTTTTGGAATTAAAAAAAGTTTGTTTTACTTGTTTCTTAGTAAACATTACTTTTTGTCTTTTTCTTTTGCTCTATATAAGGGATGGTCTTTTGGAAGTAAATCTCTATCAAACTGTCCACTTCTAAATCTACCACTTCTAACTGCAAACAGAAAGGCATTAACTCGTGCAAGACCCCATTGGTCTGGCCCTGTCACATTTGGGCGTACTGATTGTGGGTTTGTTCGGTATGCACCTACACCTCTAACAAAGACTTTACCAAGCATTCCAACAGTTACTCGTTTACCTTTTTTGTCTCCGTGCTTATCGTTGTGGTCTTTGACCTTTTTTTCTAATGCCTTTTTTATTTTACCACTTACGGCTTTTTCTTCGTTATCTTCACAAGCTAACTTTTCTATCTCTCTGTTAATTTGTTCTCTTTTCTTTGTACTCCAAGTAAATCCAGCATCTCCACCCCATAGACCCCAAGCTATCCTTCCAGCACTTGGATATCCCTTTTCTCCTTGAGAGAATCCCTCTGCTTGTTTGTCTACCTCGTGTCTGGAAAAGAAACTATACATTCTAAGAACAGTTCTTTCAGAAAGATTTTCTCTGTTTACAAGTTGATTTGCTCTAGCAACACCAACAGCAGTACCACCTCTCTTAAATTCTTTTCTCCATTCCAATGCTCTTTTTGCTTCAGTTGCCATACCTTCAGTCGGTTTAAGGTCTATCTGTTTTAATTCTTCTCCTGTCAGTCTTGTGTATTCTTCGTGAGTTCTACACGGCATATAAACAATATCACCTTCTTCATTGTGGGTATGGAATCCCTCACATCCTATCTCCTCTGCTCTATCCTCTGCTTCTTCTTGACTTGTAAACACATCTCTTCTAAGTTCTTGATTTACTAAATACTCTGGGTCAGCAGTATGATACTTTAAATCTCTCCCAGTAAGTTCTCTATAATCACTATGAGATGCACAAGGCATATAAACTCTTTTACCATCTGAGTCGTGGAAGTGAGTACCTTGACATCCTATTTCATTTGCTCTTTCTTCAGCTTCTTCTCTTGTTGTGAAAACATCTCTTCTAACCTCTGTTTTGTATCCATAGGCATCTTCGGCTTCCTTATCTGGATTAGGCTTTTCGTCTTCTAATGGTGAATCTTGTGGTTCACCTAATGGGAAAAGATTGGCGGCAATGTAAACATCATCTCCACCAGAGATTGGTTCTAGTCCTAATCGTTCTCTTGCTTCATTTCTTGATATGATTCCTTCTCTTACTGCAACAGTAACATTTTCATAGATTCGTTTTCTTCGTTCTGCCATTGCTGGTATAGAATCAATATCGTATCTAAGATTTATTGACTCACCATATAATGGTGCTAAATATTCATTCAAGTCAGATTCAACTCTTCTTATCAATGGAATGATTGTTTCTTCATATAATGCTAGTCTTGCTTCTTGTATGTTTGAATAAGTCTGTGCATCTGGTATCCCAATAAGTTGACTAGGTACACCAAAACACATTGCTATGTCTCTTGCACTCATATTTTTTAATTGTAAGAAGTCCATATCCTTCGGACTTAATCCCATTTCTTTCCAATCAAAGTCACCTTCCAACAACATTGGTCTTCCACTATTATCTGTTCCTTGAAACCTTACTTGCATATCTTGTAAAAGTTGCGCCCTTTGGTATTCAGTCAATTGAACTGATTGTCCAGATTCATCTTTTGGTTTGAACACAATCGCACCACTTGGTCTTGCGCCATTCATCAAAAGACTTACATTGTGTTTGGCGGCAAAATTGTGCTGGTCAATATCTGTACTAGCTGAATGAATGGGACTTAATCCGTAATAATCATCTATTGGATTCCATAACTTAAAATGTTTGACTTCACTTTGTCCTGTCTGTGGGTCTACATCATATTCTTTTATTACCTTACCACCTACCTCGTAAATATACCCTCTAGGAATCATATTATTACTTGGTTTGACTTTCACCCTATCTGGTCTAAGTAAATACAGTTCTCGTGGTTCTCCGTTCTCTGCACCCACTCTCAAAGCATAACTGTTTCCAGCTATAAGCAAAAATGAATACAAGGATTTAAAATATTCGTTACCAGCTTGTAATGGATTTGGTCTATCCAGTAAGTTTAGAAGTGGATGAGCATCCAACTTAATGTCATCATCATATACACAGAGGTCAACAGCAGACGCACCATTGGCAATCTCATTGATACATTTATAAACAACTGCGTTTTGTTGATATCCTTCTTGAGCATACTGTTGGTAACTATCTTTTCGTGGTGCTGAATAACCAACATTATTCATCATTGTTATAGGTGCTTGTTTTGTTGTGATTTCTTTCTTAAAGATTTTTTTTATGTTATCAAATATACCCATTAGCTTATTCTCCAAATTGGTTTTCCGTTTGAGATACTTAGTTCAGTTAAACCCCAAACTAAAGCATCTAATCTATCTGGAGATGCTCCTCTGTTATCTCCTGTAAAAGAACACATTTGTTCCTCCAATTTTGGAAAAGTTCCCAAGTGATATACCTTTCCTTGTTCGTATAAAGCAGAAATTGGCTCTGCTCTCACCATCTTTCCTCTTGTTGCGTGGACTGATTTATAAGGAATATTTCGTTCAATACTCCGTAATAATCTTTCCACCAAATCGCCACCATTGTTTACCTCGGCAACAATCATATTGGCATTATAGCGATAAAACAGTTCTATGGCAACCCTTCCCCATTCATCTGGGGAATATTTACCAGTTTTGTCTTCCAGTACATAGTATCTTTCATCTTCACCTAACGCTGTAACAATAATGCCTGTTTCATCAGAATTTGCGTTGGCCGTTACGGCTGGGTCAATGCTGACAATGATTTTAGTCATTTCTGGTAAGTGTTCTTTTGTAACTCTACAATCCTCCAGCATAGTGTAATTCCATAAAGCACCTTCAAAGTCATCAAGTATTTCTGCGTATAGTTCTTGTCTACCTAACCTTGTTCCCTCATACCTATCTACAAACTGTTTTAAAGCTGACTGAGCAAGATTTTGTTTGTTTTCAAAGGTTGACCCTTGAGTTACATACACATCATCCTCTGCTCTTTTCATCAGTTCTTTTATTATTGGTGTTGGTCTGGGAGTTGTAGTTATTACAACTTGTGGATTCTTTCCTAATCGCAAACCAAATTGAAGTTGGTCATATGCCTCTGGATATCTCCACGCCGCCAACTCGTCACACCACGCCCTATGATACTGGCTTCCTCGCAATCTGTCTGGTTCACTTGCAGAGAATCCTACAATCTTTGACCCATTCCATAACTTTATCTCTGATGTACTTCTGTTATATCCACTTGCCTTTGAGTTAAAATAACATTCTTGAGGAATCAACTGATTTATGCCACTTACACCTTCAAAACAAACTCTTCTCAAGTCACCAAATGTAGGAGCAAGAACTGCACTTATTGTATTTGGATGTGTCATTGCATAATTTACTATGTCATATGCTCCAGTCCAAGTTTTACCAAAACCTCTACCAGCAAGTATTAACCATACATTCCAATCTCCTAAAGGCGTTACTTGTTTGTCTCTAGCAAGTTTCCAGTATTTAATGTAATTGAGAGTCGCTTTCTTTTGACTTTCCTCTGAATATTTCGTCAATAAGTTGGAAAGCCTCGTTAACTGTGGACTCTGTTGTTGTGATGTTTGTGTTGTCAGTTGATTCTCCTAATGCTAATCGCCCTACCTTTTGACAGGTCATTAATGCCATACCCAAACTGTTTAATGAACTTGCAGAAAAAAATGGTCTTTTCTCTCCTTCAGTTCTTTTCTTGTTTGACAATGTAATTAATGCAACAATCTCATTTTGTAAGGCTTTTGCTAATCGTAAATTATTCTCATCAAATTCAATAGAATCTTTTGCCATCTTTTTTCTTTTCTCTTTGTCTATTTCAATCCTTAAAGTTTCTTGAAAGTCAGTCTTTTGTTTCTTCCATTCTTCTCCTTGAGATTTCCTATACAAAGTGATTGAGGGTATTGAGTGTTTTTTTGATAACTCATCTATTGTTGGATATGACCGAACACCATTGGCATCTACAATTCCTTGAACATACTCTTGTCTTATAAGTTCTATTGTATCTGCATTGTGTCTAGTCATAATAATAAAATACCACGAATAGTCATAATTTCAATTATTTTAGACATTTTGTCAAATATTAAAGCAATATAAGGACTCTCAGCAAGTGTTTGCTATAGTCATAATACTGTGACACCTTACTTTTTTTTCTGTAGATGCTTGAATAACTGGTCTACTAAATCGCTTTTATGAAACCTTCTATCAAGTTCTATTCCGTTCTTGCGACCAAATGTTTCTAGTTCTTTCTTAGTCATAATATGTAAACGACTTATAGTCATTGGTCTTTTTGGTTTGGATTTAAATAGATTTGTAATAAAACTAAACATTTATTCTCCTTATACTATGTAAAAAATTTAATCATATTTTAATCATAAAGTTGTCATTAAGCAAATTTTATTTGAAGTTATAATCTTTGATTATTACTCCCATCTTTTCATCACCTCTCTCGTGTGATTTAATCCAAGTTCTTTTACCACTTTGATAATGTCTCATATGACCTCTAACTTGATGTAATCTATTCTTGTTAATTGAATCTCCATATCTAGTTGTGATAGTATTGGCTTTTCGTACTTCTAACATTTTGTATTCAAAACCTTTTATTACATTACTTCTTTTCTTTATTGGAAGATGCGATTTGAATGCAATCGTTTCTGAACCTTTTGCATTTATAAATTTAAGAATTGCAAGGTTACGAAAAATGCTAACTGTTGAACCAACTGTATCAACCTGTGGAAGATATTTAATTACCCAATCTTGAAAGGCTGAATGTGAAGGAAGTTCTTTTGGGAATTTTTTGACATCACAAAACTCTGAACCTACAGTAAGTACAAAATTAAGATATGATGATTGAACTACTTCGTTGAATCGCTTTGTTTCCATATTTAACCATTGGGGAATCTTTTTGCAGTTTGGAAACTTTTTCATATTGGCTATGTCATCATAAGAATTAAAAATTTCTTTTTCACTACTACTTTCATCACCATATAAATAATTGTCATCATAATTAATTATGAAATCTACAAGACTGAGATTTAGTCTTTGATGATATCCACTAATTTTACAAGCATCATCAAATGTTGAAACCCTGTAAAAATTTTTCTCATCTACTTTACGAACCCAAGCACCAGCCATACATTCAAAAGTCTCCTCCCCATAACTCCATCTATGTGGGTATATAAGTAAAAGATTGTCATAAACGGGCAAAGATTCTGCAAAAATTTTTCGGTGCATATCTAACACTTGTTCAAAATTTGTAATTTTGGGATTCTCTTTATCCAATCTTTTGCTATCCTCATTATTCCATTTTGCTAAATCTTTATGGACAAAATCGTCACTTAAAAAAATTTTTGTAGCTGACAATAATTTACCCTTCAACTTGAATATATCTTTGTTGAATCCGATTCTATGATGAGTCATATATGTTTTTTTTGGGTCATCTAATCCGTGAATCAACTGTTGTAAAAAATTTTCATATTTTGTTTTCATCTTATACTCCGTCATTTGTTAATACAGTTATAACACAAAAAGTTTCTAAAAATCAACAATTATTTATACCCATCAACAAAAAAAATTATCCAATCCTCGTAAGTCATTGATATTGTTAGAAAAAAAAATTGATATTTATTTTTAAATAGTGTTGACATACATCAACGGATTTCGTACTATGTTAGTATAAACAAACAAACTTTTACTAGGAGACGATATGGAAAAAAACGAACTAACATTTGGAGTTGAAATTGAATTCAAAGATGCTTCAGCTAAGAAGGTACAAAAACTTCTTCAAGACATTGGTATTGCATCAGTCATTGAGGGATACCATAACAATACAAATTTTGATACTTGGAAGATTTGTTGGGATGGTACAGTAAGTCGTGGTTCTTACAGTAATCCAAGAAATATGATTGGTGGTGAACTTGTATCTCCAATCCTTACACTTAATGACTTAGGTCAGATTGACAAGATTTGTTCTGTACTTAAATCTGCAAATGCAAACATTGACAGAAACTGTGGACTACACATTCACTTCTCTTGGAATGGTATCAAAGAAGATGGTGCAGTAATCAAAAGCATAGTTACTCGTTACCAAAGATTTGAGAATCAGATTGATGGATTTATGCCAAGAAGTAGAAGAGCAGATACTAATCATTATTGCTCTACTCTTATCAATATGAACTTTGATTCTGATTGTGCTAGAACTTTATCAAGACAGAGCAGAAGACAACAGAAAGTAAACTTAACAAGTATTTATGGTAGAACGGGAACTATTGAGTTCAGACATCATTCTGGAACTGCTAATGCTTTCAAGATTAGAAATTGGGTTTCTTTTCTTGCTGATTTTATTGTAGAGTCAAAAAATCTTATTGGTAAAACTTCTGCAAGAGCACAAGATGGAAATGTAACAGTTGCTAAGTCTGCAAATTTTTCTGCAATTAGAAATAGATTGCTTGCTTACAATTATGATTTACAGTTCAAAGGAAAGTGGTCATTAGTTGATACTACTACTAATACTATTATCAAAAAATTTGAAACTCAATCTTTAAGAGATTTATATGACAACCCAAGAACTCCTCAAAAATCTATAAATAACATTAGGTTTGAAGAGTGGATTAGAAATCTTATTGGTGATGAGGATAATCTTTTTGGTGGAGTTGATGAGAAAATTTCTTACTACTATATGGGTCGTAGTGATAACTTCAGCACGGAGGTAGCATAATGTTATATTTAGCTTATGGTAGTAACTTACACAGAGGACAAATGAAATTTCGTTGTCCTCTTGCTAAACCATTAGGTAAAATTCTTGTTCCAGATTTTAGATTAGTATTCAGAGGTGTTGCAGACATTGAGGAATACAAAGGTGCAAGTTGTCCTATGGGTCTTTGGGAGATTTCAGATGCCTGTGAAAAAGCATTAGATATCTATGAAGGTTTTCCTCATCTGTATAGAAAGTTGTATTTTGATATTGATGGTAAAGTTGCTCTCACTTATACAATGAACACAAATAGAATTGCTCCACCTAGTCGTGATTATTTCAATACAATCGCTAGGGGTTATGAGGACTTCTCGCTAGACCAAAAGTTTTTGTATGATGCAAGAACGGATGCTAGTAAAGAGAGTGCTTATAATATGTTTTAGAGCAACCTTGTATAAGGGTCACTAAAGTTTGTTTGTCTCCGTAGTGACCCTTAATCCTCTGCAAGTTTTGTTTGCCAATCTGGTTTAACATCATTTGACTCTTCTCTATTGATATAATGTTCTTCAAGACAACTAGAATTATATCTTGGGTCTATTGAAGAAACAATTTCCCAGCATTGCTCTATAGTACCTACATATTTTTTATTTAATGTATAAAAGGGCGCATTGCCTTCCAATAATCCAAATTTTGTTGAATAAATATATGGTATTGGAATTTTATGTCGTGCAAAATATTCCCATATGTTTTCTTTTTTCCAATTTGCTAATGGATGACAAGATATGTAATCTCTAGTTTTATAAATCGTATCTTTTACACAGTTTTCGTCTTTTCTTCTGCCAAATATTATAGAATCGTAACCAAATTTCTTTGCGTGATTTTTAACTGTCTTTTGTTGTCTTACTGAAAATGTCCAAGACCTTTTTTTTGTATCAGATGTAAACACTATATCTTTATTTTTTTTTAACCATTCCCAACCTTGTGTATCATAATATGTTGTATTTAGATTAAGTAAATTTGACAACTTTTTTACTGAACATAGTTGTTTTTCAAAATAAAAAGATGTTTCACAAACTGCATCTTTTAAACCCATTTGTGAAGCTATATGACTGACAACAATAGCATCTTTGCCACCAGAGTATGCTATGAGAGGTTTTTCAGTCATAGAAAGCAATTTTTCTAAAACATTTAATGAGTCATTAATTAAAATATCTAAATTCATTATTCAAATTTTGGCACCCAACCATTATTAAATTCTTCTTTGCTTTTTGTTTCTTTAGAAGTTGAATTATCATAAAGTCTATTTATTTCTTCTTGTTCCATACCTAATTTATTTTGAATCCATAGGTCATCTTTTTTTTGAACATCTTTTAGTTCACGGACAATTGATGCCATTCGCATAATATAATGTGTTCCCCTTGCTCTGTTATGAGTGATTGTGGCTGATATTTGTTCTGCTTGACTCATTTCGTCAGATATAAAAACAACAGGCACTTTTCCATCTAATTTTTCTTTTATCTCTTTTTTATCTGCTACAAGCCATCTATGATATCCGTCAACAATTTCATAGTCAGACCTAATTACGATAGGCTGTGTCCATCCAGAAGTTAAAATTGAATTAACTAATAATTTTAATTCTATTGGTGCTACTTTATTTGGGTTATAATTATTGGCTTTTAATTTATTTCTATCTACCCATTGAACATTATTAATTGGTTGAAACTCCAAACCTTTCTTCATTATATTTTCTCCTTTGTTTAATTTGAACTTCTTTAACTCCACTAAAAGGTGGTGTTTTTCTTTGTTTACTATCGCCTCTCATTGCTATTTTTAGTAAAAAATTCCAAGAAATTCCACTTATGGGATGAGGTGATTTAATCATTAAAGGTTCATCTGTTTTATTTTTATGTTGTCTAATAAACAAATCAACTCTTTTTGCTATTTCTTTTTGATTTTCTTTTTTATGTTGTTTTATATAATATTTTAAAAAATCCTCCCACTTCATTTCTTTTGGTTTGTCTGGTAAATTACCAAAAGCATACAATTTACTTCTAGCATACCTTGCCGCAGTTGCCGCTCCTTCTACTCTATATTGCATTTTTTCCCAAATATCTGGGAAACCTTCTTTAAATTGGTAAAGACCACGCATAGGTTCTTCGCCAAATGGTGGCGCACATCTTTGTGCATTCGGACTAACACCCATTTTATCATAAACATCATATGTAGTATTATAATCCCAATTAAATTTTTTCGGTGCTGTCCAAACATCTTCTGTTGACCAATCATAAATTGGGTATATTTTATATGTATTCCCAAAACTTGTACCATCACTATTTTTTAAAATATGTGTATCTTCTCTTGTTCTGCTGTTTAGAATTGCTCTGGTTCTTACAAGCGATTCATCTGCTCTTATTCCCATAACAATTCCAACATTTCCATATTTTTTTGGATTAAAAAAATATCCATTCATATCTGGAATCATTAGTCTTTTTTCTGGTTTATTGTTTTCATAACCTTCAATTTCGGTTATTGCTTCTTCTGGAATATCCCTTACCCATTTTTCTTTATCCTCTGGCGCCCAAGGATACCAAAAAGGTTTTTTTGATGAACAACCATTTCTATGTTTTATAGGCAAACACCACCAATTCAAATCTACTTCTGGGATGTTTTTAATTCTTCTAACATAATTTATTGTTTCGTATGGTATTGCTTCTTCATCAATAAAATGAACCTCTAGGTTTTTTTCTTTTCTTTGTCGTATGACTTCAAGTGTTAAATTAAGACACGCAGTTGAATCTTTGCCACCACTAAACATTACTACAAGTTGGTCTAATTTATCAAATGCTATATTTAATCTTTCAATAGCTAATTCATAAACATTTTTATTAATAATATCTTTTGTTCCATATCCTCTGAAAGATTTATAATTTTTATTTTCCATTGTCTATGTATGTTCTGTTAATCATTGGATGATTTTCGTCTGTTGGCCCTGTATCTGAATCTGGGTGAAATGCAATAATATCCATAATATCTGATGTGGTTCTAAATGAATGAAGTTCTTGCTCTTGCAACATAAACATACATCCTTTTTTTAATTCTTTAACCCACCCATCTGAATAGTTACTTTTTTCTTGAAATGCTTGGCCAGAACCTCTAATAACCAGTCCCATTCTTATAGAAGGATGTGTGTGTTGTGTTTGATATATTCCTGTCGGAAAATGTAGATAATTCAGAACTGGGTCACCCATTCTTGGCATTGCAACCAAAACAGAATCTGAACAACCATCTATATATGATAATCTCCCATTATTTTCAACTTGTCCTACCATTGGCATACATCTGTATCCTTTTTTTTCTACTGTCCATACTGAACTTTTATCTTTAAGAAAAAATTCAACTTTGTCAGTAAAAGAAAAGTAATTGCCACTTTTAAGATGCCATAATTGATTGTTGGCCTTTATCTGGACATCTCCGTCTAAGACATATCCAAAAATTGATGAACTCTCTTGTCCTAATACACTATTTTGTGTAATCCACACAGATTTTGTGGGATACATAGTTTTGATTGCATCTATCGTGCTTTGATGTTTTGGTTCGTAATTTATAATCATCTTTCGTTCTTTAAAATATTAACTAAAGCATTAGACATTGTATCAATATTTTTTTCTTCCATAATTTTTTTTAATTTTGTTGTGCATATTTGTTTTTCACTTTGAGTCATAGTAAAATTTAGATTAACAAAATTATCGTCCATTAAAAACTTTTCTTTTTCCTCGTTATTTTCAATTTCTTGAAAATCAGTATTAAGATTTTTTATTTCTAATTCTTCTTCTTTAAATACAGATAACAATTTTTCTAATTCCTTAGATTTAATTTGTTCTAATTCAAAGTCTAAAATATTAGTCTCCCAAGAAGTAAATTCATTTAATTTATTATCCAACAATCTATAAGCATTTATATCATCTGGTGAGAGACCATTAATTTTTTTTACTGGAACTTTTTTTAACAAAAGTTTTTTGGATGCCAAGTATCTAGTATGACCAACAATAATATTATTTTCTTCATCTATAACTATGGGTTGTTGCCATCCAAATTTTTTAATACTATTTGCTACATTTGTTATAGCAACTTCTGGTATAATTCGTGGATTATTTGTATATGGTTTAAGTTTTTCTGTTTCTATTTCTTCTATAAACATAAAAATATTATAGCTACACAAAGTATAAATAGCAACTTTTAATCATTGTACCATTTTTGTTGATTATCTTCTGTTTTTTTTGATTCTAAAACTTCCTTATATACTCTTTCAGATAAATCATAATTAAAAAAACATTCTCCTATGTTTCCATATACTCCTTGCTCTCTAACTTTTCTTGTAATTACTCTGGTTTGTTGTGTGTCAAAATTTCTTGCAACTACCAGACCAACATCACACATATTATTCCAATGAGCAGAACCACTAACATCATACAAGGTCGGCACTTGGATTGAACCATCTTCTGCTCTAGGCATTTTACTTGGGTGGGCAACCATCCACATAGTGACTTCGTGTGTTCTACAAAACTTTTTAGCTTTGCTGATAATATCTCTAATATGTTCATCTTCTCTTTTATTCCCTTCTCTAGTTGAGTTTATCTCATTATAGGGGTCAATTATAATCCCTTTTACACCAAACTTCAATACTGATTGCTTTGCTTTATCAAGTATCCAATCAATCGTGGGAATGTCATTTTTGTTTTCCATAAAATAGAAATTGTTATTTAAAACATTTAAACCTCTGTTAAGTTCATCAACACTCATTCTTTGCGACACCCCATCATCAAATGGTTTCTTTACAATCTTTTCTACTATCCTTCTGATATGTTGAGGTGTTGAATGCTCTGGAGAAAATATACAAAACTTCCATCCGTGTTCTCTTAACATATTGACTGCTAGTTGGTCTATAAAATTTGACTTTCCGTGATTGGGTACACCAGTAACTAAGTGAAATGTACCAGCTTGAATTTTATATATCGTATCAAGGATTTTAAAGCCTGTAGAGAGGGGTCTTTGTATTTTACCTTCATAGATATCAAAAACTTCTTGTTGGTAATTCTTGACTGTGTGTATCCCATCTATAGGGTATGGAATAGCATCTTTTAAACATTGTATTAGAGTATTTCTTCCAAGTTTCATTAAACATTCATTTGCATCTTTAGTTGGAATGTCTCCTTGCTGGTCTGGAAATTGAACTCGTAAGCATCTGTCTTTACCAAATCTATGCACTAATTCCAGATGTAATGCCTTACCAGCTTCGTCTTGGTCTGTTGCAATATAGACTTTATCAACCTCATTAAGAAAAGAACAATTTTTTAATGCACTAAATCTTAAATCTTTTAAATCAAACTTTGCAGATTTAGGCGCACCATCTGGAAGTGATACGGCATTTATAACTCCAGCTTCATAGAATGCAATAACATCCATCTCACCTTCGCAAATTATAATATTTTTGTTTCCAGTTGCTTCCCAATATTTTTTTACATTGTCAATATTATATAGAGTTCTTTGAGCATTTGGTTTTTGTCTAAACCTTTTATCATAAGTTCTATATTTTACATTTTTTGTTTCTCCGTCTTGAATATATGGAAAACAAATATTCTCGTTCCATTCATAGATTCCTAAATCGTCTGTTGTCTTTTTGCTAATTCCTCTTTTTGCAAACCAAGAATTTAATTTATCTGGATTTGACTTAGGTACAGTTTGATAAGTTTGTTTGTCACTTGCTATGCCAGTATTGTCACAATTATGACAATTAAATAATGCTTTGTCATTTTCAATTGTAACTGATAATGGTGTGTCGTGTCGGTTTTGTGACTTTCTACTGTTTCTGCATTTAGGACAAAATGTTTTATATGTTCCAATACTGTAGGAAGTTAGATAAATTCCTTGTTCGTTTAGTTGTCTTTCCATTACTACTCCTTACCCAGCTAGTGAGTTTTTTGTTTTTTGTGTTTCTAATATATCAGATTTAAAGTTTAAATAAACTTTATCTTTAAACCAATTGTATGGATTATGTATAAATTTCCCCCCCTTTCTTTGAATGTAATTATTAAGAAACTTTTTTAATTCTTGTTTATCTGGATATTTTTTCCACTCTATAAAGGTCTTATCTTTTTTGGTTTTATAGTCGGAGTCTGGGTATAGTTTCCAGAACTCTTCAAATTCTTCTGTATATATATTCCTCCCATTACTTTTTTTATTTATAACCTCTTTAGTATCTTTATTGATAGTATAATGGGGTGACATATTTGTAGTGGGGGAGGGTGACAGAATTGTACCCCCTATGTCTTTTACTTTTATTGTGTAAAGGTTTGATGTTTGTCTACCATCAATAAATCTCGTTTCTTTTTTTATGTACCTTTTTTGCTCTAATTCTAAAAGGCATCTGGTAACAGTTCTGTCGTCACAATTACAAATTTTTGCTAAATGTTTTTTACTTGGAAATGTTTGATTATTTTCATCAGCATAATTTGCTAACATAATTAATATGAGTTTTGTAGTGGATTTTATATCATTTACCTCAATACAATTTGCTATACATTTAAAACTCATAAATTTGACTTTATACTAAATTTATTTTATTTCAAATATCTTTTACTTTTTGTACAAAAAAACTTGCATATAATATTATTTACTGTACTATGAGTTTATAAACAACAACAGGAGTAAATAAATGAATGATATTTTAGAAGACATTAACAACTT